TAAGCTTCACTCTGATAAAACTCATTTGCAAGGGTCTGAAGGTATCTAAGCCCTGGTCGCCTAGTGCAACCACCCTGAGCCTTTAACCTTACGTTACGGAGTCTAAAAGCTCCATTACGATAAGCATCGGCATCAACCCTAGATGTCAAAAGAGGGGATAACTCCCCTGATGAAAAATTTGTAGTAAATTGTCTTAATAACGCCATTCATTCAACTCTCAGAAGTTCCTTCAATCTGTGCAAAGATTCCAGAACCTAACCTAATTCTATGGTATCTACTTAATGCAACTTGTTGTGTTGTAACTTGCTGAGCATCTCTAGCCTTGGCTCTACGAAATTGTAGGTCTGCCATTTCTCTATATGATTTGGCAATATCTGCTTTTCGTGTAACTGACAAAGCCAAAACTGATGCAAGTCGGTATATAACCCAAAGGGTAAAAGCTGGTGTCCAATATTGAGTGTCAACTCTGTATATGTAATTTAATACAACTACATCGTTTTCACTGGCATTTATGTATATGTATTTTTCATAGATATCATAAGTCTGTACTTGCCCACCTATTGTAATAGTTTGTACTTGAATAACGGCAGGATTTGTAGGCATAGCATAAGCTGCATCCCATCGATCAACTGGAGTATCAGCTAGTCGTGATAAGACAATCTGACCAGTAGCAAAGTTCCAGCTATTCTGTGCTAGGCAATCTTCAACAATATCTTCATAGCTTGTATTCATAACCAATGCTTCATCTGTTGCATCGGTAAATGATGATAAAGGCTCCATGCCTACTAAGACCATTGCCCTCTGTGCTACTTCAATATCGGTCTTGGCAGTATTTGGCATTATGTACCTTTAACTAATTCTTTATATGCGTCTTTATGATAAGCATTTTTTCTAAATTTCATTGCTGCCATAGCAGTTAACCTTGTGGATTGCTCTTTTCTTTTGTCTCCACCTACTAAGCTTTTTAAGTAAGCTGATGTATGCTTTTCCGATCTTTTAATCATTTCATCTGTATGAACAACTGGCTTATGTGTAAAACCCATAGTTTTTTTTAAGATTTCTTTTTTGATACCTTTATATTTGTTAACTTCTGTCATTTATTTACCTCGGAAAGTTAGGGTTACGATTAATAGTTTTCTTTAAAGTAGCATCGCCAACCTTCTTAGGTTGCATAATAGCAGTAACTAATCCTACTGGAGTTAGCTTCTTGATATTGCCCATAGTTCTAAATTTTTTGATGTCTTTAACTATATCAGATTTTTTAGTGTCTAATTTGCCACTATATCCTTTATAACCTTGATTTGGAGTTGTTAATCCACGTTTTTTAATATTTGCCTCTAATCTTACTCTTGCAGTAGAAGATTTTAATAATTTATCTGCTTTTTTAGGAAAATCTTGCCATTGCGTTGGACTTCGTTTGTTCATTAAATTATCGGCATCTACACCCTGTCTTTGTATTGCTCTAATTAAAACCTTTTTAGCAGTTTTATTATCTATTTCCATTAAATGCTCCTAAGTGTTAGGTGCGTTATATATGTTTAAGGCATCATTGGGATTGTAAGTCCTATCCTTGCCCATAGATTTATTCTTACGATTAAGCTTAGCTTCATATTTTTTATGAGCCTTTATTCCTTCAGGTGTATATGGGAATTCTTTACCATCACTTGCTTTGGGCATTGACCTTGTCTCCTAGTTTTACTTTTGAACCGAAGGTTTTGGCATAACCTTTAGAAGAAGTAGAGGGAGCTTTTACAGCCACCTCCACTTTAGTTTTTGTAGGCTTCTTAGCCATTATCTAGTATCCGTAGTCATGCTAACTATATCGCCAGTATCAATGGCAGAACCATCGTTACTTAAGACAGTACACATTCCAAAACCATTAGATGCATAGATAAAAACAACATCGCCAACATTCATCTCGTTAACCATGCTATTAAAGTATCCAGCAGTATCAACAGTGTTGAGTGCATCGCCAGCCGTTTTATAATGCCAGATATGAAAACCATTACCTGAATAAGAAACTAAACTTAAATCTGCTTGTACAAACGCCATGTCTACCTCCTAATTCTTAAGTTCTAGTTCAAATACACCTTCAGCATCGATCAAGACTGAGTTCTGTTGCATTTTGTTTAATACAAAGTAACTGTCCTTATCGTTGTGATATTGCATATTTGAGGTTATATCAGCACCGATTGCATGAGCAATGGCATCACTATGGTATGCGTAACACTCTTTATGAGTTGTTCCGGCAGCACCTGATCCGTTTTTGCCTGGTAGACCTGAGTGTGGGAACCACATAAAGCCTAACCATCTTTTGGCAGTCATTCCACTTGGGAATGGTAGATCATTTTCGCCAACATATTCTGCTCTTGAGAATTGATCTAATGCCATAAGCTGAGACCATTGTTCCCAACCAATAACACAGAATCTTTTGCCATCATCAGGAACTTCATTGTTGCCGAACTTTTCCATTAATTCTAAAGCCCAAGCTAATGTTATTCCATTAGTTGTTTCATCGTGTGCAGATGTTGTTGTTGTCAACTGATTAATAATTAACTCATCAGTTTTACGTCCTAGTGCATAAGCACCAGACTGTTGAGCAACCATCATTTCATCATGGTTAATTCTTAACTGGTCTAGATCATCGACCCATTCCCCAGCAAAGTAATCTTCCAATGTGACGTTTACGTTAGTGTGTGCAAGGTTCATGGGTGCGATTGATCCATGAGTTGCTTTTGTCGTCGCAAAACCTTTACCGATTTTTTGAAATGTAGTTTTGTTCTTAACTCCATTTCTTGAACGAACTGTATTTCTAAGCTTAGAACCCATTCTTTGGTAAGCCATATGAACGCCAGATTCAAATTCTTCAATAAAGGAAGTGCTAATGCTTGGTGTAGCCATTAAAGCCTCCGTATTAAAAGTTAAAATTTACTACTATTCTGGTTGTTCGCTTACCTACTTTCCTGAAGTTGTTCCATAAATGGGCTTCTAAGTAAGTTGTACGAGCCTTCTAGCAATTCCAATCTTTCAGAAAACAGAAACTTTGTTAATTCACATTACTATGCACGTTTCCTAGATAGTTGTTCTGCCATAGCTCTTACTTTAGCTATATGAGCTGGATCTCCACCATTTCTCCAGTATTTTGGATCTTGTTGTGCAGACATTAAATCAGCTTTAGTTACAGTTTCTTGAAATTCAGTAGAAGAAGTCATATTAAATTTAGGCTGACCATTTAACTGCATAATTTCCTCAAAGGCTTTTACCATGGATGCAGACGCTGGAATTGCTGCAAATGTTTGATAAGCATCTTCTGACAAAGCAGAACTAGCCCATGTGTCAACTCTTTCTAATCTTCTATCAGCATGTTCCCCTAAATCTTGGCTTTCAACTTCCCAATCAGGACCACTAGTAGAAGAAATATTTGTATATTCAGCAACAATGTCATTAAATTCTTTATTTGTTAAACCCATTTCATGTGCTTTACCACGAAACCAATCTAATTTTGGATCATCTTGATTAAAATCAATATCAGCTCCATCTTCATCTACTAAAGAAACTTGATAATCCCCAGAACTTAACGGGACATCTGCTTGAGCTTCTTGATTAAGTTCTCCCACAAGTTCGCTTTTAATCTCATCACGTCTTGTATGAAATTTGTTTTCCAAGTTTTTATACGATGTAGCAAGTTGCTCAGGCGTTTCAAACTTAGGGGGCAACCAGTCTGGTCGTTCAACTTCGTTCTGTTCCCCAGAGTCTTGGGATATTGTGCTTCCGACATTGATTTCTGCCGTATCGGTGCTTTCATTGCTTTCTGTAATTGTTTGTTCATCAGACATTTTCGCTCCTTGTTTTAATTGCAGTCCCACTTTCTTAATGCTTTGTTAATCCTACTATTTGGATCATTTGCCGTTTTACTACTTGTTAATTTGTTTTTCATACCCTTCATTCTACTGCAAAAGCTTTTTCTTCTTGCAGCTTTAGTAGGACTATTTTTAGCTTGTTTTGCAGAAACTGGAGCTTGAATATTTTGCCCTTTAGCTTTAAGAGAAGCTCTACCTTTTGCGTTAAGTCCACCTTCAGGATTCTGTCCTTCTTTTCGTTGCCAAGCATCGGTCATACTGTTTTCTTTGCAGTCTTTTCAGAATCTTTAAAATCTTGATTGGTCGGTGCATTCTTTGAATTCTTTTTATTCATTTTCTCACCACTACCATTTTCAATACGTTTACGTTTTGCATGAATATTGGCATATAGACCCATCTTTTTAGTCACCATTCTTTCGCCCCATTTCAGTTCTGTGCTTTAATAATGCTACGATCCATCTTTGACCTTCAAAGTGAGCAAGATGTTCAATTCCCAGTCCCGAACTGTGAATGTTGTTTGTTGTAATATTTTCCAAATACTGAAGGAAAGATTTGCCAATGCCCGAACCAAAAAGAGCATAGGCTTTACTATTAAGATCAGCTTCAACTTCAGCAGTGTATGACCTACCATCAACCGACGCATTTATTTTCTCCTTTGTCATTGTCCAAGAGTTCCTTGTTGTTGTTGTTGCATCATCTGCATAGCCATATCAATGTTCCCTTGTACTTCTTGCCTTGAAGCAAGCAGTTCTTCTTTGACACCAAATTTAGATGCCAAATACTTAATAACCTTTTCTTGATTATATAAAGCTGGTGTTATCTCTGGACCAAATGTCCCAGCTACAGTTTGCTGAAACCTAACAAAGTCAGCTACGTCTTGTTGATCTTGAGCTCTTAACAATGGAGATACAGGTACAATTCTTATTTCCCTACCATCAACCTTTGGTATATCAAGCAAACCTTGTTCTGAATATATAGCAACAACTCTCTCAACCAATGGGTGTAAGAATTCTTTTTGCATACGTCCTGCGACTGCTCCCATATCTCTTGCCACGTCAGCAAGCCTTTCTGAAACTTCTGTTGCTGATAACGGTGTTTTTGCATTTGGTCTTGAATCAAGTTCATCAATAAAAAGAGCTTTCCTGACATTTCTTCTCATATCCTCTAAAATAAGCTGACCTACATCAAACCTTGCAGGACTCTGTAAAGACTCAAGAGAACTCCCAGGACTTCTAGGTATAAAAGTTCCAGGTTGAATGGTTATGTTATCAGGGTTAAACACACCATCGTCATCATAGACATATGCACCACCTATAGCCATTTCAGCATTTTCTAGGATTAACTGCACAGTAAGATTTAATGTTTTAATTGCTGGCATAGCTTGTAATATTGGACCTCGTCCCCAAACTTCAGAACCACTTTTAGACCAACGTGTTGTTATCCAAGGTAAACTTCCACGACCAAATAACTTTTGTTTAAACATTATATGCTTATCTGTTTCAGATATTAAATAATAGGTAAACTCATCTTTAAATTTATCATCACTATCATACATTGTAGCTTCAATTAATTTAGTCTTACGTCTAGGATCACGCTTTTGTGCATTAATCATCTCAGATGAATATTTAGCATGTGGGTATCTTAACTTTATATCAGTAATGTCACAGTCGTCATTCCATCTAAACCAATCACTTACCATATCCATTGCACCAGATAGCAAAGCAACATTAGTAGGAGGTACGGCAGTAAAATGGAGATCGCCAACAAAACGTCCAGATTCAACAAGCATGTTCATAGTACCTAAACCTAAGTCTTGAAGACCTTCGTGAAACTCAGAATTAAAGTTACTGTTACGCAACCCTTCATGCAAAAGTTCAGTTATGACATCAAGTTCTTTTAGCAACTGATTAGAGATTTGATCAGATGGGTATTCAGGTCCAGGAGCTAGCTTAAATGCCCGACCATTTGGAGGAAAAAAGCCAAGCTGTAGTCTTGAGGCAAATCGGGGGAGACCAGTTACTGCCGTTTCGTCATATATATTTTCTGTACGTCTTTGTCCTGCGAACTCACCAAAAAAGCTTTCTCTGTGAGGCAAAACATAGTCATAAATTTCTTCCCATATGTCAGACCAATTCTGCCATTTACCTTTGGCTTTCTTGTATCTATCCATAACTTTTTTATAATCGGCTTGATCTGCACTCACACCACTAGATGGTATTGGGCTAGCATCTCCACCAACTTCATCACGCATTTTTATTGCCACCCATCATTTTACGTCTATAACCTTGAAAATCACCTAACTCGTCACTTTGCAAAGAAGCTTGACCAATTAAGTTATTAGTTGCTTTACGTTTCCTTTCTTCAGCCATTTGTGTTTGTTTGGCTTCATTCTCTTTATTTATTCTTTCTTGTTCAGCTCTTTGTCTTTCAAGTTCTGGGTCTTTCTCTACCCTAGGCGTTTTCATTCCCATAAATAGGCTCCTCTAAATCTTTTGAATCAAAAATGACCTTTCCTTTTCGCTTTAGCAATTCACAATACAATGGTAACGGTTTTAAAGCCCAAAA